ACTTCATACAGAAGATTAGTCCGGTAGGACCAGTCATCGGTTGAACTCCACAAACATCATAAGCGATGAGATTAGGCATGGCTCTACGAACCAACGAAATTAGAACAGGATCAACGGTGTCAATATTACCGCCGGTCTTGTTAGCGTGAGCCGCTTCTTGGATGGTTCCAAACATTCCACCGTCTTGGCTGGATTGTTCCCGCATGGCTTTCTCTTGGTTTTCCAAAAGAACTGCCGTTACGGCCTTCCGATAATTATCTTTAATCGGAGGGAGGTCTTCGTGTCCAAGGACTGGTCCCCACTTTTTTTGTAGGTCTTCAGCTAGGTACATTTTTTTCTCCTATAAGGTTTAAATTAAGAATTATAGCGTTTTATCGCTGATGTATAATGTTGCATGTCTTCATCAAGTTTTACTTCCGTTTTCTCATCAGAAACTTCAATTGTTTCATCTGTTTCTGTGATCTCTGAAGTAACAGCATCAGATTTAGGAAAATAACTTTCTTTAAGTACATTTAATTTTTCAATGTATTGCTCTGTATTTTCAAATTCAATTCCTTCGGCCAACTTAGAGATTTTTTCCGAATCAGTATCGGCTAAATCTTTAGTTGCAAGCGTCAAGGCATCATCTTTTTTGAATTGAGCCAATTCTTTTTGGAGTTCTACTCCACGATTAATCTCTTCATCCAAAGAGGTTTCAAGGTCTTCGACTTTTGTGAATAAGTCGTCAACCATGTCAACTTTCTCTTCGGGAAGTTCAATGTAATGTTCTGTGAAGAGAGTTTTGAGTCCAGACATGAAATCTTCAACCAATTCGGAACGAATTCCTCTTTCGATTGCTAATTCATTTTCTTTCATCCACTCTTCAACAACATATGTGAGATAACCGTCAACTTTTTCTGTAAGTTCTTTTTGGAACTCTTGAGAACTAGTTTCTTGTTCTTTTGCTTGTTCTGCCATTCGAACATTGACTTCATCGACAACTTTTGCATGAACGGCGGCTTCGAAAATAGTTGTAGCCTTTGCTTTAAATTCTTCAGAAAGACCTTCTTCACCTTTTGTTAATGCTTCGATGTCATCTTGAACATTAATTGGAGCAATATCTTCAGAAGTAATGCCTACTTTAGTACGAACTGGTTCAACAACATCTTCTTCAATTTCTTCAAGAGAGGTTGAGGACATGATTTGTTCATACTTAGTTGCTAAATCAGATTTTAACATTCCATTAACTTGATCATAAATGTTTTTCAACATTTGATTTTTAGTTCCGGGAACTTCAAATGATGCACTAATACCACCTTTTTTACGTGATTTTGCCATTTTCTTAGCAAGTGCTTTATCAACTTTATAGCCAGGTTTCGAACGCTTCTTTTTAGATTTTGCAATAGCTTTCTTACCAGATGAGGACTTAGCATATTTTGCTGCGGCCATCTTTGCTTTAGAGGACATTTTCTTTTCGGCAACGGGCTCTTCTTCCTCTTCTTCTTCGCCTTCTTCTTCGCCTTCTTCTTTCTTAAGTGAAGTTTTTGATTCTTCTACTTCACCTTCTTCTTCGTCTTCAGGCTCTTCTTCCTCTTCCTCATCACCTTCTTCGGTAATAAAGTTTTCGGCAATCCAAGCATCTACTTGATCTTCTTCAATGCCTTCATCATAGGCATATTCCAAAATTTGATCGAGGCCAACATCAACTGTTTCGGAGGATTCTTCTATAACATCTGAAGAATCTTCTCCAATTATTTCCTCTTCAGACTCTACTGATTTTAATTCTTCAGACATTTAAATCTCCTAATCTATTCTAATTTAAGTGTTTTACTTTGTGTATTATTTAGTAATTTTATAAACTTGACATAAACTGGTTAAAGGCTTTTAGTTGATATTCATCTAATTGCTTTTGACTAGTTATTTTCATTTCTTTTTCGATTCGGGCAATATGGCGTTCATCTAGAATACCATTATCCCATATCCATTCTTTTCCTTCCATAATACCATTGACAAATGCCGCTGGTGCAGAAGGATCGGCGACAATATCTGCAGCTGTTGCAAGATAAAAATCATCTTGTACGTGACTACAATTGCTACCCATAGGCTTTAAGGAGCCCATTCCTCTAGATGAGACACCCAAACGGGCACCTTCATCGATAAGGTTCTTTACAATTTTTCCATAAGGCGTATCCATAATCTTTGCTCGACCTACGAAATTGTTTCCATCCTCTTTAAGTTCTTGTATCATGTGGGAAACTCTTTCAAGATTGACAGTCGGGCCTTCTGGATGTCCTAATTCTCCAAACGCTCTGTTTTGTAGAATATAATTTTGGTGATATCTTTTAGCTTCTTTTTGTAATATTTCTTTAGGATATAGTCGACCATTCCGATTCTTCACATCAGCTTGCATGAATACACCCTCAATGAAATAATTCTTTCCTTTTGTAGTAGCCTCACATATAAATTCTACATCTTCTAATTGTTCGCATATAAGTCTCATTTTTCTCCTATCATGTGAAATTACCTTTTAAGTAGTCTACTTTAAATCCTAAACTTGTATTTTCTTCGTATGCTGGAATATCATATCCTGGTGCCTGTTTCTTACATTCCATTATAACTGTATATGAATCACCAGATGCATGTCCGGTTGTAGTAAATTGAATATCTCCTAGAACACCACCTGAATCACCAGTTGCATTTACTCCAATTCCTGGCCATTCATTTCCTGGCATTGACCAAGTTCCATTACCACTTAATTCTGCAATAGTCGTTTCTGCAGTAGATCCATCCCATTGAATGTCAACTTGTAACCCGTTTGTTATCCACATTATCTTAGTAACTAGGAGATTGTAATCTAATTCTGTGAAGTTTCCACTATTTGCAACGGTTTCTGTATGTGTTCCTGATACTGCACCAACAATTGCATCACCATTAGACATAGTAGTTAGAATAGTTGTAGCTTTTTTATTTGTATTATCCCATCCAACAACTTCTACTGTGGTTGCTCCAGCCGTAAATCCAGTAACAAGAAAATGTTCTGTGGCGGCAGTTGTTATTACTTCACCAATTTTAAAGTTTTCTGTTGACGCTCCAGATAAAGTAAGAGTATGTTTAGCCCAATTAAGGGTTGAAACATCTATCTTCTTAACATCCGCCTCTGCTGCATCGGAAAAAAACTTCATAATCACTTTACGCTCTGAATCTAATAGCGTTTGTGTTTCAGCTGCCATCTGTTACTTCCTCTTGACTTTCCGGCTCTTTCGAGTCTGTATTCTGTTTAGTTAAAAAAGTTTGTGCAAAATCTTTTTTCTTACTTTCTAATGATACCATCACTTTCTGTTGAAGTACATCACCTATTGCGGTCTTTACTCCTGCGGCATCATCTGAAGTGGACAATGCTACGATATCACCAATTGTAGTTTCATTAGACATAAATTTCCTCTATTATTAAATATCTCTTATATTTATACTATTTATAAATTTTAATTACTGATCACCTTTAAGTCTGGCTTGCCAGCTGACGGATCAAATTCCCATTGTTGGTCTTCTGATTCTCCTCCACCGGCATCTTCTGCTTTTTCTTTCTCCATCTGATCTTTCATATTATCAATTTCTTCTTGAGTCAATTTAAGAATACGTTTATTGACATATTCTTGAGAGAAATATTTACCAACAACTGCATCTCTGTATCCCATATCATTTACTAACATTCCTAACCGTTCTCTCATCATTGTTGCTTCTTGTAGTTCTGCAAAATGTGAATCAGATTGCCATTCATATATTATGGCATCTTTTATAACTAGCCAATCTTGAGATGAAACAATTCCTTTAAGTAATAGTTGTTTCTCTAAAATATCATTGAACAAAATATTAAATCTAGCTCGTAATCTTTCAATGAAACGAGTAAATTTAACTTCATCTCTAGAAATTTCTTCTGCTCTACCTAATATAAAGCCTGAATCTTGTTCTAACCTTGAAGGGGGAACATTGAGTGCTTTGTATAGTTTTGTTTTGAAGTAATCAACATCAGCCAATTCACCAAGATTCTCCCCTCCCGGCAACGTAGAAATCTCTGTACCTCTTCCACCTTCTCTTCGTGGAAGCCAGTAATCCTCTAACATACTCATGTGCTTACGTTCATCTTTAATCTCACCAGTATTGGAATCATACACAAGCTTGTTCTTATATTTGCTCATGATATCACGCAGATACTGTTCTGCTTTGATTTTGGGTAAATTACCAACATCAATGTAGAAAATTCTACGTTCAGGAGCACGTGAGATACGATA